TGGGAAGACGAGATCATCGATACCTATGGCCCGGATTCTGAGGAATGAGCGGATCGCCGCTGCAGTAGCCTGGACAAAGGATCGTATCGGGGCCGACGGGATCGGTGAGAACTGCAGCGCAGTGAGCCTGGTGGACGCGCACGACCGCTTCATTGCGGTGTGCGTGTTCTCTTCCTACATCGGTACCAACATCGACATGCACCTGGCTGCCGAGCCTGGCCGACACTGGCTCTCGCGCAGCTACTACAACGCGGTGATGCAGTTGCCTTTCGAGGTGCTGCAAGTATCACGGATCACGGGCCTCATCCGGGGCTCCAATCTACGTACCCAGCGCTTTGCAGAGCGCATGGGATTTCAGCACGAGGGCCGCATGCGCAAGGTATTTGCGGATGGGGACGACCTGGTACTGTATGGTTTTTTGCACGAAGAGTATGAACGACACCCCTGGAGAAAGTAATGAAGCTATCGGACAACCTCCGGTACCTCGCAGACTTCCCCAGCCACGCACCGATTGCACCTATTCTGCAGACGGCAGCGGATAAGCTGGACGACAGTCACCTATGGCGAGATGCCTGGATGAGATCAGAAAAAAGAGTTGAGGAGTTGACAAGTGAACTGGAGCGGTTAAGATTGAGGCTCCCAAACAGAAAGGAGAAAGAGTGTGAAGACTGAACCACTACTTCCGTACCCCTGGCCCTTCCCTCAGTGGGATGGTACCCGTTGGGTCATGCCTGCCGAGCTCATGCCCAAGGAGCTGCGCAAGAAGGCCAAGAAGGGGGTTGACCTCGAAGACTACGAGGAGGCCCCATTTTGAAGCCCGACCTCTACAAGAAGCTGGCCGCCTCGGGCCGCTATGTCAACACCGGCAAGGTCCTCATCGGGCTGCAGTATCAACGGCCCCCGCGCCAGCTCGGTCGCGAGGAGGAACGCATGCAGTCGATCCTGATGGGCAAGCGCCCGCACGAGTATGGCTACAGCCCACAGGTGTACGTGTTGTACCTCATCGGCCTGTCGATGCTGGTAGCCGCGATTGCCGAGATGTTCAAGTGAGAAAACGCAGTAAGTATCGGCCCAAGCCCGTGCTGGCCGATCCGCTTGGATTTGTACTGTCTGGTATGCAGCGCCTGCCCCAGTTGAAAGACCAGTTCCTGATGATCCAAATCAAGAACCGCGAAGCATTGGAGCAGGTACGCACAGGTCGGGCCAACAAGGACGACATTGATCGATTGATCGCCATGGCCAACATGTCGGAGTCTCTTGCCATCCACGGCAAAGGCAGCGACTGGCTCAAGGAGATCAACGAGTCCCAACACCACCTCCACGCCCTGGCGGAGCGGGGTGCGCGGCGGGGCATGCAGTTCGTGATGAAGGCTGCAGAGTGGGAAGCACTCAAGCTGATCACGGACCTTCACGAGGTGCAGTTGGAAAACAGCACCGTTTACGACATCGAGAAGGCCTACGACTACGTGGAGAAAACAATCCGCGAAGGCAAAGCCAAACTTATCCGCACGAAGGAGCAACCCAATGAAACCCAAGAAAACAAAAGCTGATCGCATCCGCGAGTACCTGATCAAGAACCCGAACGCTGACGTGACCAAGCTGGCCGAGCGATTCCAGACGGCCAAGCCGGTCATCTACAAGCTGCGCAAGGACCTGCAGGCCAAGCTGCCAATCGAGCTGCCGCAGGAAGCACCCGTGGAGCTGACCTGGACGGCCACGGGAGACGACCAAGGCAACATCGTTGCAACGCTCACGGAACGCGGCCACCGCTACGGCAAATTCTCTGGCCACGCCCAAGTGACGCAGGAGCTCAAGCGCGTGATGTCGCGCCACGCTGCTGCGCTGAACAAGACCTTCACCGACAGCCAGTGGGAAGCCCTGGAGATGATCGCGCACAAGATCGGCCGCATCGTCAACGGTGACCCGGACTACGCCGACAGTTGGATCGACATCGCCGGCTACGCCAAGCTGGTGGCAGACGAGCTGCAGGGGGTGGAGCGATGATTCAAGGAGCAGAAAACAGCATCGCTGACCACTACAGGCAGCGCGAGATGGCCGAGAAGCAAGCGGCATGGGCCAGGGACCAAGATTATGCAAAAAATGCATATTCTGGCGCGATATTGGGAGGCATAAGCATGGGCCTGGGCATGAACATGGCCGGTGGCCGCGATCAGATCGCCCGCGATGAAGGCCCACGACTGGGCAGCGGCATTGAGTATCAGATGGAACGCCTGGCCAAAAACGTGGCAGCCATGGAAGAGCGGTTCCACAATCTGACCATGAAGCTCGGGCCATTGACACGGCCGATGCCAGAGCCAGCGGTGACCAAGGATACCGGGCGCGTGCAGGCCTCGCAGTCGCCGCTGGCGGATCAGGTTGCACGGCTCACGGACCAGATCGAGCGCCTGAACAACGGCATGGCCTACCTGACCGACGGGGTGGACCTATGAGCCGCCTCAACGACCACGCATGGCTGGAGTTCAAGGCCGCAGGCTGGCTCGACGAGGACGGCCGCTTCAAGGACGACATGCAGGAGGCCATCTGCCAGCACGTCCTGAAGCTGCTGGAAATCTTCGCCGAGGAGGGCCACAGCGGCACCACCGCGCCCTACGCCGCCAACATGTTCAAGACCCTGGCCATGTTCGAGCCCATCGCCCCGCTGACAGGCGAGGACTGGGAGTGGACCGAGGTGCACGAAGGTGTCTTCCAGAACAAACGCTGCAGCCGAGTCTTCAAGCAGGCCGACCGCTTTGACGGCCAGGCCTACGACATCGAAGGCAAGGTCTTCTACGAGTGGCACGAGCGCGAGCTTGAGCCTGATGAGTCTGGCTACCCAGGCAAGACCCGGTACAAATCCCATTACACCAGCAGCGAGAGCTTCGTGCCGGTCACCTTTCCCTACAAGCCCATCCACAACTACGTCGAACGTCCATCGGAGGCATCATGAGCGATCTCCTTCCTTTCGCAGTCGGAGCCTGGGTCATCCTGGCCTGGTTCACGCACGTCATCACCTGCCTCAAGACAGCCTCCTGGGGCTTCTTGATTGCAGGGGCCGTGTTCTTCCCCGTCGGCTGCGTGCACGGCACGGGCATTTGGTTCGGGTGGTTTTAATGCGCCACTTTGTCTTCTACCACGACCACTGCACAGATGGCTTCGGCGCGGCCTATGCAGCATGGCTCAAGTTCCAAGAGCAGGCCGAGTACATCCCGGTGTCCTACGGCCAGTGCAAGACGATCAGCGACGTGATCAACCTGCCCAAGAACGCGCCGACCGACGACGCGGTTTTCTACATCCTGGACTTCAGCTTCCCGCTGGACGTCATGCACGAGCTCTTCGAGCGCGCGCACCGTGTAGTCTGGCTGGACCATCATAAGACCGCCTTCGAGATGATGAACAGCGACCCGGCGGAGGTCTACCGCGTGTGCGACCCCGAGCAAGACATCATCTTGGACAACAGCATGTCGGGTGCGATGCTGGCATGGTGCTATTTCCATGGAGGGACGAACATCCCGCTACTGATCCAGCACATCGACGACCGCGACCGCTGGCAGTTTAAGATGGACGGCAGTAAGGAGGTGCACGCCGCGCTGCAAAGCGGGCGGCCCTGGACCTTCGAGCAGTGGCACCAGCTCATGGTGGAAACCGAAGAGCCGGACCACCGCAACCTCAAGGCATTCAAGCGCGCTGGCAAGGCCATCCTGGCCGCACAGGACCGCAACGTCGAGACCATGACGCAGCAGGCAATGCCCTGCACGATCAACGACGCGAAAGGCCTGGCCGTCAACGCGATGATGCACATGAGCGAAGTGGGCCACGCCTTGGCCAACAAGAGCGGCACCTACGGCCTGATCTGGTATCTGGGCCAAGACGGCCGAGCAAAGTGCAGTCTGCGCAGCAACGGAGACTACGACGTCAGCAGCATGGCCAAGGCCTTCGGCGGCGGCGGGCACCTGAATGCCGCCGGCTTTGAGACGGACATCCAAACCGTGCTGGGGTGGCTGAAATGAGCTTCAAGATGCCTGAGAAGTTCCGAGTCAAGCTCTCCGGCTACCCAGAGGGCGACGCGGGCAACGGAGCCTTCGTGGTCAAGCTCAAGCACAGCCAGGTGGTCTTCGTTCTGGCCAGTGATGGCGCAGGCTGGGAGCATGTGAGTGTCAGCCGCAAGGACCGCTGCCCGACCTGGGAAGAGATGTGCCAAGTCAAGGACCTCTTCTGGGACGACGAGGACGTGGTCATGCAGTTCCACGTGCCGTCCAAGGATCACGTCAACAACCACCCGTACTGCCTGCACCTGTGGCGGCCTGTTGGCCAAAACGTGCTGCGGCCGGATCGCATCATGGTGGGGTTTAAATGACCGTCATCATCTGGGATCACAAGAACGGTCAGCTCGGCGCTGACAAGCAGGCGACACAGAGTGACCTGGTGCGCCGCGTGACCAAAATCCGCCGCATCAACGGCCATCTGTGCGCAGCGGCCGGGGACTGGGACCTGGCGCAGGAGATGTTCCACTGGTTCGAGCAAGGGGCCGAGCCTGGCAAGGAGCCTGCCTGCATGCGCAACAAGGACGACTGGGTGGCCTTCCTGGTCATCACGCCTGACAAGCGTGTGCTCAAGTACGAGAAGAGTCCGTACCCGATGGACTTCACCGAGGCCGCACGCAGCGATGGCTGGTACGTCTTTGGTTCCGGACGGGACTTCGCCATTGGTGCGATGGCCTGCGGCGCGGACATCCACACCGCCCTGGAGATCGTCAGTCGGTACTGCGCTGGCTGCGGCATGGGAGCAGATATTTTGTCTTTGGTCGAATAAAGTACTTGACAGGTACTTCGAGGTACCTGCTAAAATCAACTGCCAACTTAGAAAGGAGAAAGGCATGAACTTCTGTCTCAACATCCATCGGGTGACCGACATCATTGTCGGACCTGCCAAGGAAAACAACAGCGGTGCCGGTAGCCACGGTACCTACGCCACACGTACCATCGAGATCAAGACGCCGGAAGGCGACTTCGAGCTCACGCTGTTCTCTGAGCACGTGGGCGAGGATCACGAGGGTGAGCTGCTGCAGGTGAAGTCATGAGCAAGCACACACCCGGGCCGTGGAACCTTTACCCCAACAACGCCAGCGATTGGGTTGTACGAAAGATGTTTCCGGACGGACAGGAGTCGCACGAGATTGCTCGCTGCCAAAGTGGGATGGATAACGCCCGTCTGATCGCAGCCGCGCCTGATCTGCTGGCGGCGCTGAAAATGGCGGTGAGTGCCCTTGAGCGATCAGATTACATCCAGATGGATGGGGACAGCGTTGATGTGATTGACGTCTCTCGCGACGCCATCGCCAAAGCAGTGGGAGAAGAATCATGAGCATGAACACCCCCTTCCACCTGCGCCAGCGGGAGTTCAACGCATTCAATGCAGCGAACCCCGAGGTGTGGCAGCACTTCGAGCGCTTTACGATGGAGGCTATCCACGCCGGCCATCGCAAGATCAGCCATTGGCTCATCATCAACCGCATCCGCTGGGAGGTGATGATCACCACCACAGGCTCGGACTACAAGATCAGCAACGACCACATCGCGTTCTACGCGCGCTTGTTCGTGAAGGTGCACCCGCAGTACCGGTTCATCTTCAACCTTAAGCGCATGCGTGACGAGCCATGGCACGGGGATACGCCGCTATGAGCCCGCTGATCCAGGAGATGGTGAGCCTCGAACCCGAAGAGGCCATCAATTACCAGTGGTTCGACATGACCGCTGTCTACCGCCACGAGCAGCACATCAGTGGCGAGCTCCTGGAGCGCCCGCTGCCCTTCCCCAAGACCGCGCTGGTGTGCGGGTACGAGGGCAAGAAGGTGCTGATCCTGGCCAACCGTGTGGGTCCGGTGACTGCGGTGGTGGGCTGGCAGTTCTACGGCAAGTCCTACCACCCGACCGTGCCGTTTACCTTCATCGTCACCCCCGACGGTGTCAAGGTGCGGCACGAAGACGGCACCCAATTCGACTACCGCACCAGTCCCGCCACCGGCGTGCTGGCTTTCATCTGCGCGTTCCTTGAGTCCTTGGACGTGGCCCCCGCCACGGGTTACACGCCGCTCAAGCGCGCGAACTGGGCCAAGAAAATCCGCCAGGGCAAGGTCCCGTCCTACGACTGGACCACGGTGGTGATCGAGCCACGCAGACCACGGTCCGAGGACCAAGGTGGCACACACGCGAGCCCGCGCTGGCACGAACGTCGTGGGCATTGGCGCACGCTCAAGTCTGGCAAGCAGGTGTGGGTGAAAAACTGCGAGGTCGGGGACAAAACGCGCGGCGCGGTGTTCCACGACTACAAGATCAACGAGAAGGCCTTTGCGCCGGAGACGACATGACCAACGATGAAACACCAGTGTTCAGTGTCCACGGGCCACGGATCAGGGTTCGCAGACCACGGACCGTGGTCGCGGCCATGGTGATCTCGCAAGAGGCCTTCATCGAGATCGACAGCACCCACATGAGCCAGGACTTCCTGATGAAGCTGATGTACCACGTCGGCCAGGGCAACATCCGGGTGAGGATCGCGGAGGTGGTGCAATGACCGAGTTCGACGCCACCTGCTGCGGCATCCCTTGCACGATCCGCGTGACCTACTGGGACGCCTACGTCCCGGCCAAAGTGAGCGGCCCGCCCGAGTACTGCTACCCAGCGGAGGGCGGCTGCGGGGACTGGGAAATCCTCGACCGCAGGGGCCGACCCGCGCCGTGGTTGGAGAAGAAGCTGCAGAGTGACCCCCGCGAGAGCGAGCGCCTGGAGCAAGAAGTTTTTGAGCACATGGAGAACCGAACCGATGACTACTACGACTGAAACCCCCATCGTGATCACCGAGATCACGCCTGTGAGCGATAGCAAGAAGCGCCCGCGCCGCACGTACAAGGACGTCGAAAGCGGAGCCTACCGCCGTGGCTGGCAGGAAGGCCGCGAAGCGGCACGCCAGGAGTACGAGGAGGCCTACCGGCTGCTGTCCAAGCACGACAGCGCGACGCTGTTGGAGGTGCACGCGCTGCGCGAGCAGTTGGCCAACATCTCCCTGCGCCGCCTGGCCTGGCAGCGAATCAAAGGGCTCTTCGCCGGCTACGGCCGCTCGCAGAGCAACAACGAGCTGTTCGATGATTGGGACAAAAAATGACCGAGTGCAAACACGACTGGCACTTCATCGAGGGCACCGACCGGCTGCAGTGCGCACGATGCAAAGCGGAGACCGGGCCACGGACCCCGGATCAGCTTATGCAGGACCTACTGTCCGATGTCACGACGATGGGCAGCGCCTGGATGAAGGATGGCAAGCGCATCGACCCACGGGACGTCTACGCCGTGCCCACGGAGCAAATGCAACAGTACAAGCTCCACGACTCACGGCCCAACAGTATCATTTTCCACTGTGCGGTTAACGACGAACAAACCGCAGTGCTGCGCATCTCCAAGGACGGCATCTGGGCCAACCCGGACGTTCCCTGCGACGACGCTGCCAAGGCGGTTTTGGCTGCGCTGGATGGTTACGTCAAAGACATGGTGGACCGCGCTGTCAACGAAGAGATCGAAGCCTGCGCGGCCATCGCGCATGAGGCCGAGCCCTACCAGGCTGCGGACCTGATCAGGAAAAGGAAGCGGACATGACCGAGCAGTCCAAAGCCCTGTGGTTGGCCGATGCCTTGGACGACTGCGGCCTGATCGTGGACGATGCGCTGCGCGACCAAGCAGCAGATGAGCTACGCCGCCAGCACGCAGAGATCGAGCGCCTGGGCAATCTCTGCTATGACTACATCGGCGAGCTCACAGCCCTGCGCGCTGCCAAGCAGATGCAGCAACGAATCGACGAGCTCAAGGGCGTGGTCCGCGATTGGGTGCCCGTGGCCGAGCGCCTACCCAAGCCCGGGCAGTACGTGCTCGCCGTCTTCCGCTACAGCACTGGCAAGCAGGTGGTGATCCGAGCGATGCACGCCCCGCCCAAAACCCTGAGCGAGGAGGACTACGGGGAGTTCCTCACGGACCCCGACTACGACGAAGCCACCGACACCACATACTGGCCAGAAGGCTGGTACGAGTGCAACGAGAACGAGGAAACGCACTGGCAAGTGCACGAGGAAGTGACACACTGGATGCCCTTACCGGAGGTACCCCATGCCTGACATCAACGACCTGCTGATCGACGCCGAGAAAGTGATGCGCCAGTGCCAACGCGGCACAAGGAACTACCAGGAAGCCAACGACCTGCACGCACAGTGCTATGGAACCATCGGAGCCCTGATGCTGGAGCTCAAAGCCATGATCGTGCTCCACGGACCACGGACCGAGAGCGCGCAGCAAGACCTTTTCGGAGGCCCCAATGCTGACTGACAAGCAACTGAGCGAGCACCTGGCCCGCGTGGCAGGGGCCGAATCCGTCACCCTCCCCGCCGACACCTGGCAAGAGGTCCTGCAAGAGCTGGAGCAGCGCCGCCGGGGCGACTTCATCCGCGTGGGCAACTACTATTGCAAGGCCTTCCAGGGCGGGGAGAATTACTGGATCGGGAACACCGAGACCGGCGAGGGCATGCAAATCGGCCACCACAAGCTCTACCGCTACATCAACGACATCTGGAACAAGGAGTTCTGACCATGCTGAGACCCGCAACTTTCTCAACGCAAGAGCCACCCGTTCCAGTGGAAAGCCTGGAGCTGCTGGAGTACATCCAAGCCCTGCGCCGGAGAATCGAAGTGCAAAACGACCTGGCCGAATCCCTGGCCAAGGAGCTGCGCCAGTGCAAGGAAGAAGTGGACAAGCTCTCGCTGGACCTCGGGATCAGGGACGGGCAGGGCGGGCCCGCCTGGGCAGAGGTGAGGCCGTGAACGGGACCTTCGATAGCTTCCAGGAGTTTCAGGAGGCTATCCGAAAGGAGCTCGAACCACGGCCCATGGTCCAGGTGGTGGTCCTCACCATCAATGGGCACAAGGTGGTGTGCCTCGGGCCCATGCTCCACGTGCCCCACCTGGGCCTGCACGTCGGCGACATCCAGGAGATCGAGTTCGGGGAGATCATCCCCGCACACCTGGCCGTCAAGCTGCTGGATGGGAGCCTTGCAGGGGGCACGATGCAGTAACCAGGGACGGGGACATCAGCGCCCCGGCCCATCCCGGCGGTTGGTCTCTTCCAGGTTGGAAAACCGGATGTTGTCCCGGTCTTTGTCCGTGTGACGAAGGCGGACCTCGGGCCACAAGCCGGTCTCCAAGAACCACACGATCTTGGCACAGGAGTACGAGGTGCCGTCTAGGCGGACCCGCCACTCCCCCGTGGTGCCCATGGGCGTGCCCGCGAGCTCGCCTCGATAACGGCCGTGCCGCCAGATCAACGCGCCCATGCCGGCATCGGAGTACTCGAACATGTGGCGGATGTGCTCAAGGGTGTGGGGGTCAGGGGTGTTCATGGGGCAATGTTAACGCATTGCGTTGTAGGCGTAAAGGGGAGAGGGGCAGGGACCACGGACCAGGGGCCACATTGCGGTGGTGGCGCGCAGAATAGGTTCTAGGGAAGAATGAATACGCTATAAGCGTTTGTATAAGAACAGAAGAGATGTAATAGTGTAATAGATGAATAGAATCAATAGGTTAGATAGGATTACAGTGTTTTATAGAGGTGTAATGGTGTAATTCATATAAAAGTCGCGCGCGTTTTTTTTTGTACGCTCAAAGCACAATCATTCTTTCCCTGTATATAGGATTTCGCAAATTGGCGTGAGGGACTCTGGACGAGAACCGGCCCTTCCCTGTATAGTTCGGGCATGTTGACAATTGACAGCCACGTGCCCATGCCGAAAACGCATCAGCGGGAGAAGTACCCGTTCTATGACATGCGAGTCGGCGACAGTTTCCTGATCATCAACCCGGACAAGGTCAAGAACGCCCGCAGCGCCGCCTGGATGTTTTCCCAGCGGCACGACGGGGTGCGCTTTTCCATCCGCTGGCGCGAGGCCGACAAGGGCTGGCGCGTGTGGAGGGTGGCCTGATGAAGACCAACAAGGACGACAAGTTCTTGGCGGGCAAAACACTGGGCGGCCGGCCGGCCGTGGTCGAGGCCCGGATCACTGCGCCCGTGAAGCCGCACAAGCCCCGGCTGCTGACACCGCAGGAATGGAAGTTCGTTGAGGAATTTTGCGCTGAAGACGGCCGGCTGAACATGCGCGAGGTGGCCATCCGGGCCGGGTACAGCGAAGCCTGGGCAAAGAACCGGGCCCGCGAGCTCACCGACCCGGAGCTGAACCCGCACATCGTGGCCGCGATCCAAGAGCGCCGCAAAGAGCTGGGCGAAAAGTACGGGACCACGTATGAGCGGCACATGCGGGACCTGCAGTTGATTCGAGACCAGGCCCTGCAAGCCGGCGCATATGGCGCGGCCGTGCAGGCCGAATACCGCCGGGGGCAAGCCCTGGGCACGATTTACATCGACCGCAAGGAAATCAGGCACGGGACCATCGACAGCATGTCCAAGGAAGAGGTCATGCGCAAGCTGGAGGAAATCCGCCGCTTGTATGGCCAGGGCGGGGGCCCTGTGATCGACATCACGCCCCGACAGTTGGAATCGGACCCTGAGCTGGCCGAGCTGCCGGACACCGCACCGGCCGAAGACCCTGAAGACGACAGCGCCGACGAGCGCCCGCCCGAGAACGGAGAACCCCATGCCAGTGAAGCCGGAGAGCCGCCTGTACAACCGGGTCCGGGAAAACCTCGAAAACTGCCGTATATCCCGGATTGAAAACCGGGTGAACCTGGGCATTCCGGACTGCCTGATCGCAATGAAGCCTGAGGGCATTTTCGTGCCCGTCGAGCTCAAGGTGGTGCGCCGTGGCCGAAAGGTAGAGCTGCGCCCGCATCAGGTGGCCTTCCACGTGTCGCACGCGGGCATGGGCTGCCCGACGTTTATCCTGGTGGAATATCACCCGCCCGGCACGGTGGCCGCGCGCA